TCAACACGCAACAGCCGGTTCCTGTGGTCGGGCCTGATGGTCAGCCCCAAACCGACGACAACGGCCAACCGCTGATGTTCGTTTACGAGCTGGGCCTTGGGAAATATGACCTGATCGTCAACGCCGGGCCTTCGTTCACGTCACGCCGCGAGGAAGCGGCTACGCAGATGACGGAACTCATCCGGGCGTTCCCGCCCGCTGCGGGTGTTCTCGGGGATCTGGTCGCAAAGAACATGGACTGGCCGGAACACGAGGAGGTCGCCAAGCGGCTGGCCTCGCTTAACCCTGCCAATCAACAGCAGGCCGGGGGCATCCCTCCCCAGGTGCAGGAGCAAATCCAGCAGGGCATGGCGCAGATTGCCCAGCTTACCGCTGAAAATCAGTCGATGAAGGCTGACACCGCGTTGAAGGTCAAAGACCTCCAGATCAAAGAGCAGGAAGCGCAGATCAAGGCTTTCGAGGCTCAAACCGACCGCATGAAGGTCGAGAACGAACTTCGCCAGTCCCTCGGGGCTGCGATGCCGGGCCAAGCACAGGGCAGCCCGAACTAAACCCCCAAGGGACACATGGAAGATATCGAGACTAATCCGGACGCTGAGGCGCCGGAAGTCGAAGACGTGCAGGACGATCTGGTCACGGATGACGCGGACCTTGACGGGGAAGACCCGGACGAGGAAGCGGAGGAAGAGACCGACGAGGTTGACCTTGACGGGAAGAAATACCGCATCCCGAAGGCGCTCAAAGCGCAACTGATGATGCAGGCGGACTACACCCGCAAGACGCAGGAATTGGCCGAAAACCGCCGCGAACTGGAACAACGTGCGGTCCAGCAATCGCAGGCGAATGACGCGGTTATCAAGGCTCACGCCAAGGCGGTGAACCTCGATGAGCGACTGGCCGAATACGAGACTATCGACTGGGACGCGTGGGAAACCCGCGTGGTCCAGTTTCGCAATCTCGGAAGGATGGACGAGGCGCAAGCCGACGCAGACGCGTTGCAGGCGGCGTTTCGCACCCATCAACGCACGAAGGAAGCCCGCGCCGAGGCTGATCGCGAGATTGAACAGGCGAAGCAGACAGCAGCCATCGAGACGCAGCGCACCCGCGCCAGGCAGAACGAAGAAGGCGCCGCGTATCTGCAAAAGCACAACATCCCGCTCACTCCGGAAGTCGCCGACACGCTGGTGAAGTTTGGAACGCGGTTTGACTACAGCGAGGCAGAGCTTCGTCAGGTGTCAGACCCGCGTTTTATCCGCGCCATGCACCGGCTGCACGAACTGGAAAACGCGGCGGCTACGCAACGCGTCGTTTCAAGCCACCTGAAGGCCCAGCAAATCCAGCCCGCCGCCAAGGTCAGGGGATCAAACCCCACGCCCCCGGTCGGCCTGTCTGACAAGCTGAGCGATGACGAGTGGATGAGGCGGCGAAATGCCCAGGTAGCGAAATCGCGCCGGGGCTAACCCCTTCTTTGAAAGTCCATTGCCATGAGCAATACGATCCTTACCCCAACGGCTGTGACGCGCGAGGCGCTTCGCATCCTTCACCAGAAGCTGAACTTCGTCGGCTCCATCGACCGTCAGTATGACGACAGTTTCGCCAAGTCGGGCGCCAAGATCGGCGACAGCCTCAAGATCCGGCTTCCCAACCAATACACCGTCCGCACCGGCAAGACGATCCAGGCGCAGGACACGACCGAATCCAGCGTCACGCTGCAAGTCGCCACCCAGAAGGGTGTCGATGTGAACTTTTCCAGCGCCGAGCTTACCCTGTCGCTGGACGACTTCTCCAAGCGCGTGCTTGAGCCGGCCATGTCGGTTCTCGCGGCCAACATCGAGTCTGACGCCCTGTCCATGCGTCTGGATGTGGCTAATCAGGTCAACAACCAGGGCTCGGCGGCTACGCTGTCCAAGCTGCTGGCTGGCCGGAAAATCCTGAACGACACCCTGACGCCGCTGGACAACCGCACCGCCCTGCTGAACACGCAGGACAACGTGGACATGATCACCGACCTGAAGGGGCTGTTTCAGGACCAGTCGTCCATCGCCAAGCAATACCGCGAAGGCGTGATGGGCTACGCGGCGGGCTTCGACTTCGCCGAAAACACCCTGATCGCTGGCCTGACGCCCGGCGCCCGTGCGAGCTACCAGCTCAACGGCGTTCCGGCTTCGGGGGCAACCTCGATCACGGTCAACACCGGCACCGGCTCGATCGCGCTTGGCGAGGTGTTCACCATCGCTGGCGTTAACAGCGTCCATCCGGAAACCAAAGTCTCGACCGGCAACCCTCAACAGTTTGTCGTGACGCAGGCCTATTCCGGCACCACGACCACCATCGCGTTCAGCCCCGCGCTGATCACGACCGGCGCCACGCAGAACTGCTCGGCCCTGCCGACCTCGACCGCTGCTGTGACCTTCGCCGGCACCGCCTCGACCGCTCACGGGCTGTCGCTGCTGTATCACAAGGAAGCGTTCACCTTTGCGACCGCTGACCTCGTGATGCCCAACGGCGTGGACTTCGCGGCTCGCCGCGTCATGGACGGCATCTCCATGCGGATCGTTCGCCAATACGACATCAACAACGACAACCTGCCGTGTCGTATTGATGTCCTCTACGGCTACAAAACGATCCGGCCTCAACTGGCCGTGCGCTTCGCCAACGACTAGCCCTAGCGGCTTGGGGGCGGGCATGGGCTCGCCCCCCTCTTTTCATGAAGGAGACAGCACATGGCTGTTAACTATCTCGGGGACAATGGCCCTGACGGCATCTGCCTCGGCTCGTCCACGTCTGAGCCGATCAGCTTCTACGGCGTCACTCCGGTGGCGCAAATCGGCATCACTGCTCAAGGCGCCATCACTGACGCATCGGGCGGCACGGCTGCGGCGACCAACGGCATCCTGACCCTGACCGGGACTTACAACTCGGCCATTCTGGCAAATGCCATCGCCACCCTCGCAGCGCAGGGCAATGCCATGCGTAACGCGCTGGTCAGCCTGGGGCTCATCAAGGGCTCTGTCTGATGAATATCATGGTTGCGGTCCCTTGCTATGACGGCAAGGTCTGCGTCGAAACCGTCCGTTCGCTCCTCAACGAGCAGATGGTCGCGGCTGGCGCAGGGGTGGAGTTTCGGGCTGTGTTCCTTCCGGGATGCAGCTTGATCACCCACGCCCGCAACCAGATGGCGTCGGACTTTCTGGCGAGCGAGGCGGATCGGCTGGTTTTTATTGACGCTGACGTGTCATGGGAACCGGGGGCACTGATCCGCCTCGCTTCGCATCCGGTTGATTTTGTGGGGGGCGCCTATCGCCTCAAGCAGGAGCCGGAAAGCTACCCGGTCGGCTGGCTTGAGCGTCCGGAACTATGGGCGGACCCTGGCACGGGCCTTCTGGAAGTGGCCTGCGTTCCGGGCGGCTTTCTCGCCCTCTCCCGCAAGGTGTTCGAGCGTCTGGCCGATGCTCACCCAACGCGGACCTATACCCATTACCAATTCGACGGGCAGGCCTTTTTCCACGCCCCCATTGAGGGCGGCAGGCTCTACGGCGAAGACACGGCGTTCTGCTATGACTGGCGCGCTATTGGCGGGCAGGTCTGGCTTGATCCTGAACTGAAGCTCACCCACACCGGCGGCTCAATTCCCTACACAGGGCAGATTGGCGACTGGTTGCGGGGCAGGGTGGCGAAGGCTGCATAATGGCGCTCACGACCTATTCAGGCCTCAAGGCCTCGGTAGCGGCTTGGCTGCACCGGACGGACCTGACGAGCGTTATTCCGGACTTCGTGACGCTGGCCGAAGCTGGCTTTGCGACGGGGCTTCCGTCTGTCGGCGTTGACCCGCTGCGCGTCGAGCGAATGGTTACGGTCGTGACCTTCTCGGCGGATGCTGAGTTTGAGGCTGTTCCGGCGGACTTCTCCGGCCCGATCAGCATGACCGTCACGGATGACGAAAACCGGCTGGTCCCGGTCGATAACATCACGCCTGACAGCATGGATGTAATGCGGGCCACGCGGGACCATCATTCCGGCCAACCGGAGGCGTTCTGCGTCTACAATCGCCAGTTCCGGTTCTCGCCCGTTCCGAACAAGGCTTACACGATTACGCTGACCTACTGGACCGGTATCCCGGCCCTGAGCGACAGCAATACGTCGAATTGGGTGCTGGCAAACTATCCTAATGCCTACCTGTTCGGCTCTCTGTTGCAGGCCGCTCCCTACATCGACGATGACGCGCGGATCGGCACCTGGCAGACGCGCTACGCTGAGGCCATCGCCGGGCTCGTGACTGCGGAGCGGCTCAACAGGGGCTCGCGGTTCACACCAGGCTATCGCGTTGACGACATTCGCAGCACGCGGCGCCGCTACTTCAACATCAACACGGGTTAACCAATGTCCATTCACGGCTCTGTTCCATCGGGTGCGGTGACAATCACCCCGTCCGATAGCGTCAACAATCTCAACCTGCTGGGCCTTTACGTCGGCACAACCGGCAGCGTGAAGGTGACGACTGCCAACGGCGACACGGTGACGTTTGTTGGCGTTCCGGCGGGCAAGGATATCCTGCTCAACGTCACGCGCGTCTGGTCCACGGGGACTACGGCGTCCAACATTCTCGGCTACAAGACCTAGAATGTTCTCGTTCTCGACGGCGTTCGCCGCGCATCGAAGCGACCCGCTGGGCTCTGGCGCCAACGGCCTGCCCGGCGATACGTTGGCGGAAATCTGGTTTGGCGATGCGGCGGATTATGACTATGCCGCTGCTCCCAACCTGCGGGCTTCGACCACGCCAACCGGCAACATCTTCATTTACACGTCCGATCAGGTGCGGACGCAAGGTGGCACGCCAACGATTACCTACAATTACGACGGCAACGGCGGGACGCGGGTTCAGCTAACCGGCACGCAGACGCTCAATCTGGTGTCTGCGTCGGCGCCGGGTAGCAGCACGCTCAACGGGCAGAGCTGCACTGTCGGGTTCCAGTGGATGCCGACCGGGGGGACGACCCAGAGCATCCGCTTTGGTCAGTCTACCAATTACGGGGCAGTCAGCGCCACGGGCGGGACTTTCTCCCAAACGACAAAGACCTGGAGCTTTGCGCCAGCGTCTGCGGTGGTCATCACCACGCTGGCAAACTCGACGATTGCGGCGGCTCCTACGGGTGCGGTGCGAGACGCGTTTGGAGTGACGACGTTCACCACGACCACGGCGCACAGCATGATTGCCGGTCAGTCAGTGGTCATCACGGGCGTGACGGATACCAGCTTCAACGGCACGTTCACGATTATCAATGTGCCAACCGGGACGACGTTTACAGTCGCCAACGCGGGTTCTGTCGCTACGTCGGGCGCTGGCACGGTTGCCAAGCCGGTTGATATCGTCGTCAAAGAGCTTCAGCTTTACGAGGGGACGACGCTCCCGGCCTACTCGACCGAGAACTGGGACTATCACTTCAAGTCCAACTGGGCGATTCCAACCGCCCTTTCGATGACGGGCGAGGGC